GTAAATTTAAAATAAGGTAAATCTTTAGCCATTTTGATAATTTGCATTAAATAGGGACTCAGGGAAAGCGACTAACCCGATCGCGAGACGATCGTTTTCGTCCCTATTCAATTTTCTAAATGTCATTTTTTTATTGTCGCTTTTGAGCTGTAAAAATAAGTTAATTTAATTTAATATCCTAATTTATTTTAAAAATTAAAACGGAGCGTCAGGATCGTCAATAATTGGACTTTTTTTTATCCTGTAATTTTCCGGCTTTCCTGTTTTGTCGTATTGGTAGGATAGATATTTTTTAATATTTTCTGTATTTGTTAATATTTGTAGATTTCCCTCAATATATCCGAGCTCCTCTCTAATCCTGTCGATATGTAGTCCCGTTTTATTTATTCCCTTTCCGGCCATATAAGAGCTGCTAATCACAAACTGTTTAAAGTAATCAAATGATATGTTAAAGATTTTTCCTCGTCTCTTTGCGTTCCCTTTCATTACAGCATAACAATATCGGACAGGGTTTCGATCTTTGTAATTTTTTACAGCACAGGAGTAACAAAAACTCCCTTTCTTAGCCTCTTTTTTACATTTATCTCTTTTGCATTTCATTATCTAAAGTCTTTTATTAAAAGTGAAAAATTTTTGAATTTATTATTTAAAGATACAAACCAACGATTTGAGGAGGACTCGTAAAATAAAATTAATTTTCTGATTTTAGCTTTATTATACTGTCGGCAAAAAGTCGGATAAGTTTCTTTGTGTGTTATTATAATTTTCTCGACTGTCTTAGTACAAATCGCGGAGTCAAAAAGTTTTGTGTCTGACATAATTTAAAACTGTAGAATCTCAATTTTTTTATTAATCTCTTTTTGTAATAAGTCGGCCTCTAATTTTGACATAGCGACGACCTCGTTAATTGACTTCATAATAGGCTTAGCTTTTGTCCCTATATTAACAAAACTTTCTCTCGTCAACTTTTTAACAAATATTTTTTTAATAGCCTCCGGACGGAATGATACGAAATAATGAGCCTCTAATTTATCGTTGACTGTAAAATAATGGACGCATTGATCGATATTATCGTCCGGAACGTCATTTAACAATATTGTTTTAATATGCTTTTTTGACTCAGGACATTTAATCTCAATCGAAAATCTTTCGCACTCAGACAAGCCGTCCGGACTAATTCCAAGTAATGGATTGTCCTCACGCTCTAACCAACCGACAGACTCGAAATTAATTCCGATATATTCCGACGCTTCAGAAAGTGCTAATGGTTCTAAATCCTGTCCGCGCAACATGGCCGGACTAATAAATCCATCGTCGTCTAATTGAAACTCCTCCGTAATTTCCGAGAGTAATTCGAGTAATAAATTATCCGATTTAACAAACAGTCCTGACGCTCTAGTCCCTCCTATTTTACCCCATTTAATACGATGCCAATCCTCCGAGCCTTGCTCGATGTCTTTAAATATTTTCATTTTGTTTAGGCGCTAAGGTTAATTTTAAACTTTCCGTTTTTGCTATTACCGTCGTTAATCTTTGCTCGTCTTTTGAAAGCGATAAAAAATTAGATTTCAGATCGTCTAAATCTTTTGACGACTCAATTAATTTTAACGCGTTGACGTCTGAAATCTGAGCCGGAGGATAATATTTTTTAAATCTTGCAACGTAACCGTGACGTTTATCGGGACGGGCATAAAGGACTAAAGGCTTATTTAACCAATCCTCCATAAATTGAGATTTAAACTCCTTTATACAAAAATCCGCGTTTGTATTGTTTAGGATAACCGGTTTATAAATTTTATTTCCGTTTAAATCCTTTAACCAAAAACCCGTCTTTATAACTTTGGCATTTTGATTTTGATCGAACGTCTCCGTGTCCTCAAATCTATCAATTATGACTACCATCTCAGGAGCTAATCCTTTGCCGATTTCGATACCGTCTTTTAAATCCTCTCCGGAAATATATTTCGGATCGTTGTTTTTTTTCCAATGCGTTTTATTTTCCATTTTAGTAATTATTAAAAAAATTAGTTATTAATTCGATGTCTTTAGGATTAACCTCGTATCTGTTTAATGCTTGAGAAACGCGACGACGAGTTAGCCCGATAGATTTTCCGATCTCGTTATCCGTTATTGAATAGTCTCGCTTTTTTTTGTACCAACCGTCAACGGTTGTTTTACTTGCTTTTTTTAGTTTAATTTTTGGCATAGTGTTTAATTTTATTATTTAATTTTTTCGATTGCAATTAAAAACTCTTTTAGTTTGTCTATTTCTAAAAAAATAGTCTTATTACTTTGAGTTATGCAAATAACTTCCGTTAGCGTGTTAGGGTTAATTAAAGTGTTTATTTGAATGTCTCCTAATTCCTGTCTAACTGATTTTATTTTACTAGAATAAATCTCTAAAGCGTTTTCTGTTTGTTGGTTTTCTTTTTTTTCCATTTTATTAGTATAGGTTTTGATTTTTATTTGTGTTATGGTATTTTTCTATCGGCTTAGTAATATCTAAAAGTTTATAAGTCTCTGACATTAAATCCATCTCCGTTACGTCTGTTTTTACTTTGTATTTAGCGGAGTGTATTAATTTAGCCTCGATCTCTTTTATTAACGCTTTTTGTTTCTCGACAAGCTCGTTAATTGGTTGGCTCTCGTTTCTCATAGTTATTTAATTTTGTGTCCGTAATCGTCGCAAAAAGGACATTTTACTTTCTCTGTTATAAAAACATTGCGATCGTAATCCCAAACATTGTTTTTTAAATATCCGTCTGTACATTCGGTATTGTCGCATGGCTCCGGATCGTTAAATATAGGAGTGTTAAATTGAGTTTCTGTCATTTGTCGCTTTTTTTAATATGTTACTGTTGCATGTACAAATGTAACGTTTTATTTGTTACGAAATACACTCGAGATAAAATTAAATTAAATTATTTTGTAACTAACTGACACTCAATCGAATTAAATTAAATTAAGTTAAAATAAAAATGATATATTTGTCCTTATGCCAGGAGGAAGACCGGAAAAATACACAGACGAATTAGCTCTAAAAATATTAGAGGAAATTTCGACAACACACAAGAGTCTTAAAAAGATTTGCAAGGATAACGAACTAGCTGTCAGTACTTTATTAATTTGGCTGAGAGACAATAAAGAGTTTTCGACATTATACGCGCGCGCTAAGGAGTCTCAGGCCGATCTTTTAGCCGATGAGATTTTAGCGATAGCCGACAAAGAGAGAGAGCTTATCGAGGAGGTTACTACAGGAGAGGGGGCTTATCAAACTAAAAAAGATAATATAGCCCGATCTCGTTTGCAAGTTGACGCGCGTAAATGGTTAGCCTCTAAATTAAAGCCTAAAAAATACGGAGACACTCAGCAAAGCAACCCGTCGAACGTCGATCCGGTTTCGTTCGATGACTTTATTAATAAAATAGATAACGTGTAAATATGGAAAAATCGACTTTAGAAATTGAGCCGTACACAATTAGCGAAGCGTTAGACGCTATCAATAAGGATTTAAAATTAAATTTTAAGCGCGAGATTAAAATCGAGCATTTATATAATTTGATTTATAACACAGTTAAGCCTAATTTAATTAGAAAGCGTGACGGAGGACAGACTCACGGACAGCGCGTCCTTATTCAATATAACGAGATCGTAAAAATATACGAGCATATCGTTAAGAGTAATAAAAACAGATACTCTACAAATGGCCGTAAGCGTGCTAATTAATGGATATAGTCCCAATATATTTTAAACACTTTAAAAAGTGTGCCAAAGAGAGACAGACGGCCGTTATATTGAGAGGCTCGTCTCGTTCAGCTAAAACTTATAGTGTGTGTCAATGGTTCTACTATTTAGCTAAAAAAGGAATTAAATTCGAGTTAACTATCGTAGGACACTCTATCCCGTTTTTACGTGACGGAGTTTACAATTCATTTAAACAAATAGCACCAAATGAAAACTTTATAAAAAGTCCTTTCTCTGTAAAGATTGACAACGCTGAAATATTATTTCGATCATTTAAAGATGAGGACGACGCGAAGTCAGCGGAGAGAGATTTTCTTTACATTAATGAGTGTAATCATATTCCTTATTCTATCGTTCAACAATTAGTTATAAGGACTCGTATAATGTCGTTTTTTGACTTTAATCCTACTAAAAAGTTTTGGATTGATGAGTACGTTAATGAGTCTAATATTATACATACAACGTTTAAGGATAACCCGTTTTTGTCAGTTGCTCAGATCGAAAACTTTGAGAAAATAAAAGAAAGAGCGGAACGATTAACGGCGTCGGCTTACGATCGTTATTTGTACTCTGTTTATTATCTCGGAGAGTACGGAGATATGAGCGGAAATGTTTTCTCTCAGATAACGGAAATTAACGACGATCAGTATCTACAGCATGTCGGAAATAAAAAGCTGTTTTGTCTCGATTTCGGATTTTCTGAGGATCCGTGCGCGCTTGTCGAGCTGACGTTTAAAGACGGAAAATATATCGCTAAGGAGTTACTTTATAAAAATGGACTTAACGATTTTAAATTAGCTGAGATAATAGTAAGCCACGCGAAAGACGACGAGATTATCGTCTGTGATTGGGGGGCTGGAGGAGACGCGAGAATTAGTAATTTACTTGAGTTAACCGGATTATCTTTTGCGCGTGCTGTTAAAGGAGACGGATCAATTAAAAACGGTGTCGAGTTAATTAACTCTAAACATTTTTTATTGCACGGAGAAAATATCAATCGAGAGTTTAAAGGATATGAATTTAAGGACGGAGAGTTTTCCGAGAAAGATAACCACACTGTTGACGCGGTTAGATACGGCTTAGATTATGCTATGAGATCTCATTATTTTGATTAGTAAATTTAATTATATATTTTTGGGCATGGCTAAAGAGGTTTTAACATTTGAGAATTTAATAAAATACGCTGTCTTATTATGCACGTTAACAGGCTTTTATTATAAGCAAGCGTCTGACATTAGAGATTTAAGCACAGAGAAAAAGTATCAGATTGAGCATTTACAATATCAGTTGACAGAGCTTAAAGACTGTTGTAATAAAAACGGAAACGACAGGAGGAGGATCTCTTATAATGACAGAAATGCGATAATACCTAACAGTATAGAGATACAGGACGAAAACTAAAAATAAAACAATATGTCTAATTTAAAAAAAGTAGTATTAACGAGATTTTTCGGAAATGAAAAACAAACGTTAGGAGTTTTAGCAGTTTCGGACGCGTCCGGCTTTGTATGTAAAACGTTAGAGTTACCGGATAAAAATAACGAGTCTAAAGTTTCGTGTATCCCGTCAGGCGTTTACATTTGTAAGTTTACTAAATCTCCGTTATTTTCTAAAAATGCCGGACACGACGTTTATACTTACGAAATACAAAACGTACCAAATAGAGGAGGGATTAGAATACACTCGGCAAATTATGCGAGACAGTTACTCGGATGCGTGGCATTAGGAGACTCTCACAAAGATATTGACTCAGACGGACAGTTAGACGTTATTCACTCAGGAGACACCGTTAAAAAATTTGAGGAGGCTATGAATAAAGAGACTTTTGAACTGACTATAGTTAACAATTTTATTAAATCTTAAGCTATGACAAACGGATCTAAAATTTTATTTACTTATGCTTTGATTGCTACGTTAGTGATAATATTTTTACAACTTTGCACCCCTAAAAATTTTGTCGTATCTCCCGATAGATCTCAGATAATTAAAGACTCGATTTTTAATTTACGAGCTGACAGTATTAAAACAGGATTAACTAAAGACACGGCTTTAGAGAAAATCAGAGTCGAGACAGTTACTAAATACAAATATGTTAAACAGGAAGTAATTAAAAATATTCACGACACTATTAGCGTTTTGAGATTTATAACTGTTGCTGATAGTGTTATAAACATTGATACTTTAGAGATACAAAATTTACGTGCTATTAAGGATCAGTTAATCACTCAGTTAAAGTCCAAAACAGAGGACGAACAAAGGCAGCGATCTAAGGCTGACAGTCTCGAAAAACAAGGAAAGAATTATAAACGCGGATTTAAACACGGGTTTCTCACGGGCGCATTAGTCGGAGGAGTTGTCGTTAAAGCTCCTGAGGTTATCCAAATGTTTAAAAAATAGCCTACAAATAAAATTAAGTTAATTAATTTATTTTTGTTACATAACATTTAAAAACATTAAACTATGTCATTTTCAAATTTATGCGAGAAATTAGTTTCCGCTGATATTAAGCCGTCTTGTGATAATCCTATCGTTAACGGTATCGAACCGACCGGAGTTATTATTAACCGTTCGGATATTGATTTTCCTAACGTTGTTTATAACGCAACGAGAAAAACAGTTATCGAGAGCCTACCGTTAAAAGCCGGAAAAAAAGGGTACGCGATCTCTATTCCGTCAAACACTCCGTTCGCCGGAACTGACACAAATTTAGTAGAGGGGACGAACTCAAACAGATTTACGTCAAACGTGGGATTTGTTATTTTGAATAACGATCCGGACGTTACGGAGAAAATTATCGCCGGCCTTGCAAACGGAACTTATGTCGTAGTTGTTCAAAACAAATATAACAACAAGGATAAAGCCGTTACACCTAGCGACTCAGTCCATGAGGTTTATGGCATGGAAAAAGGTTTAAGAGCTTCGGCTTTAGGGAATGATAAATACAGCGCGGATACTGACGGAGGTTGGTCGGTTGTATTAACTGAGAAAGAGCACCCGACGCCGGCATATTGGATGTATAACACAGATTACGCAACTACAGCGACAGCTTTTGAAGCGTTAACAGACGTAACGCCGTCATAGTGAGTAACGAGGAAATATATAACGAGTTAAAAGCCTTGCGAGTCAAGGCTTTTGCGTTATCTAAAAAGGACAAGGAGTTTATCCGCGAAGCGTCAAAAGTTTTAAACGTTGCTTTTAATCCGTTAAGTAGATGCGAAGACTGTTATAGAGATCAGATAATTATATTAACTATTGAGGTTAAAAAATATTTGACGGTTATCGAAAACGAGTCGAGCGTTTATAAAATGGTTAATAATAAATCAATAAATTGGAGAGGCGTTATTATAAACAACGAAACCGTAACAGACGAAATAGCTGAGAAGTTTATCAAAAATGTAAAAAATTGGTTTATCTTTATAGAAAAAAAATAATATGTTTAATTTTGCTTTAGGATATTTTACCGGAGTTTTATCGTCTTTAGTGGCCGCGTCTATTATTATTGTATTGTCTAAGGTTTACGATAGATTAAAAGAAAAAAAACAAAATGCAATTAATCACAGCTCAAAATATTAGAGATCGATACGACGTTTCGTTTCACAAAGACGAGAACGTTATATTGTCGTCAATTTCAGCGATCGAAAATACTTATTTAAAGCCTATGCTTACTAAAGAGTGTTACGCTTATTTGTTAATGACTGTAAACGTAAGTCCGGAACGTCCGTTTAGTTCATTCGTTATGTCGGGAGGCTTATACGAAATGTCTCCTTTTAGCGTACATGTTAACGGATTAATTGACGCTGTGTCGGCTTTGGTTTATGCTGACCTTTTAATTAAACAAACTATCGTAACGCGCTACGGAGCTGTAAACAAAACAGACGCGAGATCTCAAAATAAAGATTACAACGAGTTAAATACTCAGATTAGTCGTTACGCTAATATCGGTAAAAAATATATTGAAGACGTAATGGCATACATTAACACGTTAGACGCTGACGATCCGGATTTGTCGGATGAGAAAAACATTATCGAGTTAATCCAATTAAATAAATGTTTTACAGTTGACGGAATATTAAACGAGTGGATCTAAAATTATGAAAATAGGTAAATACGAAATAAGAATTTTTAAAAACGATTTAACAGGATCGACTGTTAACGGTAATTCTCGCGCTCTAATCGTCGGTAATTCATTCGGAAATTTAAACCTATTGTCAAACTATAAATTTGCCGATGTTGTTTTATTTCAGATTATTAAAAAAATAACGTCCGCTATGTCCGGCGTCGTTTGGACTTTTACGGGAAGTGATAATATAATATTGTCTCTTAGGTTAAAACATTTATTCGAGAAAAAATTTAATCTCATTTATAAAAAAATGTTTTTCGACGGAGTAGCTGTCTTCGCTGTTAACTTTGAAACTAACGACGTTATACTATTAGATACTTCTGAGTACGTTATTATTGACGGGCGTATCGAAATAAAAAGACAGTTGTTAAATTATAAAATATTTAATATTTACTCCGATACTTTCGCGATATTCGGAAAGACTGACTATTACACGTGTAAAGATTTATTTTTGCATATCGATAATTTATTAAACGCCATTAACGCGACGACTGAAAATCTCGGAGCGATGGGGGTTTTATCTCCGGAGTCTACTACGGGAGTCATGGGAAAACTCGGACAGACTGAAAAGGAAGCGATACAAAAAGATTGGAGAGATAACTACGGCTTAAAGGTTGGTAAGTGGTCTATAATGATTTCTAACACGCCAACAAAGTTTCAACAGATTAGCCTCCCGATTAAAGATTTAGAGCTGAGCGAAAAATTAAAAAACGCTATCCAATTATTAGCCGGTTATTTGGAAGTGCCTTACGAGTTAATAGCAACGTCCGGACAAAGTACTTTCTCTAATAGATTTGATGCGAGAGACGGAGAGTTGTTAGGTTTAACTTGCGCAGCTTACGCAAATAAATTATTTGATTTATCGAGAGAGATTTTTTTTACTAAAAATATGTCCGCTAATTATGTTATCGAGACAAAAAAGCCGGTACAATTAGCATCGACTCAAACGCAACCACAACAAGCAACAAATTAAAATAATAAAATTATGAACAAAGAGATGTTTAAAATTAATAACGCGACGACATACACTTTTCAAAAAGTAGGAGAGACGTCAGCTAATGCGACGTATATAGTTAAAGGAGACGTCGCTCATTACGGCGTGCGTAATAATAATTTCGAGATAGATTTGGCCGGCTGTTTTTCAGAGCATTTAAAAATGATTAAGGATAATAATCAGACAATCCCGTTAGTTATAAACCATTGCGAGGACGAGAGTCACGTTATCGGAAAGTTCACAGAGTTTGAGGACGGAAATACTTATTTATGGGGGACGGCTGAAATTATCAAAACTCCTAATATAATTAACGAGGTAATCCCAAAAATTGAGGCCGGAATTTATCCGTGTTTTTCTACTTACGGATGGGCTACTGACGGGAATTGGGACGCGACAAAAGAAGCGTTTATAGTTAATAAGGCCATGCTCGGACATATTTCGCTAGTATCACAGGGAGCTGACTTAAAAGCTAAAGCCACGCTCGAGGAGTTGAAAAATAAATTCGAGGCTAAAATCACTAAAAAGAGTTTTTTTACTTTCGGGTTTAAATAAAATTAAGTTAAACTATTTATTTTTATCACTTATAAAACAAAAAACTTAAAAACATTTCATTATGAAAAAAAATATTAAATTAGTTGCATTATTGTCAAGTTTAAAAAACTCTTTGGCTCCTGAGACTAAAGACACAGTTGTAAAAGCTTTCGACGAGGCTATAGCTGAGGCTGAGGCGGCGACTTCTGAGGTTACTCCTGAGGAGTTAGTTAAATTAGTTGAGGAGAAAATGTCCGCAACTATGGCAACAAAAACAGACGTCGCAACTTTAGCAAATATGTTACAAGAGCGCGTAATCGTTAACAAGGCTCAAGAATATTTAAAAAGCAAAAAAGCGTTAACTGATTTTTACAACGTAATTAAAAACTCTACACGCGATACATTCCGTAAAAATTGGAGCGGAGTTTTAGCGAAAGAAATTTCTAACGACATCGATCCTAACGGAGCTTTGTTACCTGTTGAGATTGTTCAATCTATTGTCGATCGTATTCAAAAAGCCGGATCTTTATTCGGTATGTTAAATCACACAGGGTTAAAAGCGATCCGCGTTCCTGTTAATTCTATGGCTGAGGATGACGATACAAGTCGCGCTGGCCGTCACACTAAAGGACAAGAGAAAGCGGCTCAAGTTTGGGATTTATCTCCTAAAACAATTTTAGCTCAAGCTATTTTTAAATTATTGCCTGTAGATTACGAGACAATGCGTCAAGTTGACAATGAGGCTATGTTAGTTAGTTATATTACTAAAGAACTTACTAACGCGTGGGTTAATGAGGTTGAGCGTGCAATCTTAGTGGGAGACGGACGTTCAGCGTCTGACGCTCGTCATATCTCAAGTTTTGAGAAGTTGGCAGTATCAGCGACAACTAATTATATTACAGCTATCGCTAACACAGAGAGCCCGTCTACGATAACTATGGAATTAGTGAAAAAAGCAGTTGACTCTATTAATACTGACGGTCGTCTAGTTTTAATTTTGACAAAACAAAACAAAACTATTTTAGCGAAACAAGTTTTCGCGACAGGTGGATCGACGCAGTATTTAAGTGACGCTCAATTAGCAGAGCAATTAGGAGTAACTAAAATTATCACTAATAAGTTTGTAACGTCAGCTAACGGAGCTCTTGCTATTGTTATGGACGTTGACGCTTACGACGTAGTAGGAGACACTAACCCGGAGCAAATTAATCAATACGACATATACAAAAATCAAAACGTTTTCGAGTTGGTAGGTATGGCCGGAGGTGGTTTCGCTAAATTTGAAGCCGGAGCGGTTGTTAAACCTTAATTAAATTTTATAAATTAATTACTTTAAAAGGGTGGGTTATTTAGCCCGCCCTTTTTTACTTTATATTTGCGTTATGGTTATTACTAAAAAGACTAAATTGTCAGAGTGCGCGCCTTTTTTAACTGAGGCCGATTTAAACGCTATAGCGGACAAAGTACCGGATGAGTATTTAAGTAGATATGACTCTATTTTGAGTGGAACTATTGGGAATTTTATCCGTTTAATGACAGGGGATCAAGAGTTTTTTAAAGATTATTTTTTTAAAGAGAATATTAATATAACGGTTTACGAGTATGCGGCACGATTAAAGCATTTAAAACAGGAGATTGATAAAATTATAAAGTACTTAAATTCTCTTAGCGTAGAGCAGACTCCGGAGGAAAAATTAGCGGCTAAGGGAGTTAGCTTTCCTAAGTTTGAGGAGAATATGTTAGTATATTGTCAACAAAAGTTTTTTTTAAAATCGTTTAGAGATACTGAAAACGTTTTATTGAGCGATTTTATTTTACATAAAAAATACGATCTCGCAAATGTAAAATATGAAAGAAATATGAGAATGATTAACGACAAAAAAAATAAAGCCAAAACTAAAAGATAATGGATATTAACGCCAAAATAAAAACACTAGCCGAAACTATGTCCGGCTATTCTGTGATAGTTGACTCATCAAACGGAGCTAACGTAGAGCTGTCTAAGGTTACTATGCCGTGTATCTTAGTTTTTATACAAGACACAGGAGAGTATTTGTCGGCTAACTCACATTACAGAGATTCTGTTAATATTAAAATCGCTTTCCTAAATAAAATTCCTAAAGGTTTTAAAGAGTCAGACGTCGAGACAATGCGTTACGATTTAAAAAACGATATGGTTTTATTATATCACAAATTAAAGTTTGATTTTCAATTTAAAATAAATAACAACGCGATAAAATACGAAATTGTTTACGATGAGTTTGACGAGAACTTAATCGGAGTTACTTTCAGCGATAATGTTAAAGAGCGTGTCGGATTAAATTTAGCCTGTGAAACTCCTGACAGTATTGGAGAAATACCGTCTTCAATTTCTTTTTGCCAAAAGGTTTCGGAGTGTTCCACTATTATTTCAATGCAGGAATTGATCGAATCCCTGCAGGAACAGATCGACAATTTACCAACAACCACAGGAGTCGAGAGCGTTTCTGGAAATCAAGTTAACAACACGGATCCTTTAAACCCAATAATTGAGCCTTTAGGATTAATAAAAATAATTGACTTAGACGGAAATTTTTTTACTGATCTATCAACTGCAAAGGCTTATTTAAGGTCTATGTTTTCAACTATTCCGTTAATAACAGATGAGTCGTTTAATAATGGCACTTATAGTTTTACCGTACCTGCAGGATCAGAAATAACAGGAGCGTTTATGTCTGACAGTTCTACTCCGTCTGTAACTACAGCTAGCTTAATAGACAATTTAGGTTTATTAGATTTTTCAGGGACTCAGGATTTATTTTATATGAATAACGGAAATCATATTTTAAATAAACCCTCTTTTAATAATGGTGCTTTTTATTATTTTTCAGGATATGTTTCTTTTGTAGACATTAACAATATTGAAAATGCAGGAGGCAATTTTGCCCAATACTCTACAGGAAAATTTAAAATTTTAGGAAACATAGGAGCTACAGAGTCTGCTAATTTCGGGAGCGGATTTTTTATTGATTCAACTGCCACAATATTTGTAAACGCTAAAAAATATACTAGCAACTCAGGCGGTATTCACGGAGATTTGCAAACGGCTATAACAAACGGTTGCAATGTTTTTTTTGACGGAATAGACAAGGAAAACATTAAAAATAAAGTATTAAATTTTAACTCTCCAAATAATACAGACTATGCAACAACTCAGGCAACTAAAGATTTAATTGATTATTATGTACAGTCAAATATTAGAATTATAGGAGATTGGAACGCAGCGTCAGGACAATATCCTTTAGCTGACGAAAGTAATACAACTCCTTTTATTACAATGTGGGGATCA